CTTCATACTCTTCTAATAACCACATTTTAATAAGTTCTTCCCCGTAATCTTTTAAAGGTTTAGACATATGCATACCCTTACCTCTATTTACTCTACTGTTCTGAACAACATCTTTTATGATCTCAGGTTGATCGAGTAAAAGATATGTTTGGTTTTTAAATTCTAAATACTGATATAAACCTTTACGTTCATTTTCATATAAACACTTAGCATTATAAAAATGTAATAAACGCCTTACTTTCTCGTAGTATTTATTAGCAGTCTCTGGTCTTCCAGTATATTCTGCTACAACTCTGTTTGTAAGCTTATTTAAGATAAGAGTGGACCCTAACGAAGAGGTGGTAGAATCATCATGATCATAAGGGTCAGTACCTGCAAGATACATGCCGTATGGGATATTGCCCTCCGAATCTTCGTAAGGCATTTCATATATTACCACACATCCCGCTAAATCATCACTCCCCCTTAAAGGGTAATCTATAATAGGGGATAGCTTTGCATTTGGTTTCCACTTTACTTTATTTGTTTCTGTATCTATATAAAGATCCCCTACATAATCATGGTTCCTTTCTTTATTCGATGCCTCTAGTTCTGCTAATCTTGTAAGTAAATCTGCTACAGGGAAAAGATTACCTGTTCTAGTTAAGAATACTTCAGAGGGAACAAGCGGTCTATTCTGAAGTTCTGCATCTAAAGCACTTCTAGAATTTTTACTTTTCTTTAAATTCTCTCTAAACTCATCAAGATATATTCTAGCGGGCTCCTCTAAAGTATTCCCATTTTTATCTTTAAACTGATTCAGTCCTCTATACGCAGGTACAAAATACGATATTTTACCCTTGTCCTCCCACTCGTCGGTAAACGTTACCATATCATAAACATCAGGATTATAGAACATATCTCTAGCATCTATAGTACCTCCACCTTCCATATCACCCCCTGTACCTAGATACATACAGCTTCCAAATTTATAAGCCCCGTTTTTCATACATTCTACAGAGGCTTCGTGAGATGCTTTAAGATTATTAAACATACCAATTTCCTCCATCACCATTACAGCAGGACGAGTACCATTGGCGGCAAAAGGATTATCTTTAAATGTACGATGTTTAATCTTAGATTTACTACCCATAACTTTCCAGGTACCACCAAGTTTCTTTTTATACTCTGCAATAACTTCTTTACCAGAATACCAACTTCCACCATATTGTTTAGAAAAAGGAGAGGGAAAGAATTTATTTCCAATTTCTATGCCACCTGGCAAGTTATCTAAACCAAACTGTGTTTTTTTTAATATATCGCCTGAGTACTTAGCGTCCCCTGCTCCAGCTACAATCTCTGTAGATGGGGGGTTCCCTATATACTCTGGATCGTATGATTTCATACCATCGAATGTGAACTCATGCCCAATCACGCCTCCCGCGACAGAATAAGATTTACCGAATCCACGACTCCCCATCATCATAAAGTTTTTAGCTTCATTTTCCCATAGGGGGCATCCTAAATTCTTTTTATGTGTCCTACGCATATACTCTGCAGCAGGTACGTAGTTTGGTTTATCTTTAAATTCTCTATTGCAAGTAAATTCTTTATCTTCTGAGAATCCTGAGAATCCCCTGGCTTCACACCAGTTATAAAAGAATTCCCATTCAAGATCTCTAAGAAAGGGTTTACCTGGAGTTTTAGTTTTGGAATGCTCAGTTTTATTTAAAAGGATGGTCCAATAATTTACATAAAAATAAAGATTGCCTGGCATCCAAACGCCACCAACCCAATACCCCTCAATACATCGTTTCTTTTCCTCTCGCCAGAATAATAAATATTCTTCACTGGCTGGATGAAACTGAGGAATCTCTTTAAGTAAAAAAGCTTCTTTATTAATAATCATATTAATCCTTTCTCGGAAGCCGATTCTTCGGCCCCTCCTTTTGTAGAACCTTCGTTAGTTTCTTTATCCACGAGTTTAAGAAGACGTTCATAATCCTCAAACAATTTAACATTTGTTTTAAGTAGCCCTTCGATAGTATCTGCATTATCTTCATAAGTGAGTATATCTAAATATAATGTTTTCTCATCCATCTTCTTATTCCACACCATAAGTTGCCTTTTAGCAGGAGTAATTAAAGATCTCTCATAGAAAACCATTGCCTCTTTATATTTATCCCACTCAAACTTTTCATCTTTTAAATGATCCTTAGCGATTATATCTTTTCGCGTGGGATACGAAATATTAGAGAATTTAGAATCAGGGTCTACTAAAAGAGCAATAGCCCACATTATCTGTGAGCTCTTGCTTTTAGATTTGCTTTTATCTTCTTTATAGATAGAAGCAAACGGGAGGGGGACTTTAAGTTGTGGATGTAATTTCCAAAAATTTACATCTATATCAAATCCTTCTAATATCATTAGGCATGCGCGTTAATATCATCTAGATCTATATCAGACCCTAGTGTTATATTAGATCTGAATTCTAGATTTGGGGCTCTTACAATACCTAGTACATCAAACATATTCATTTGAAAATACTCTGTATCTTCTACCATAACCATAAAACCCTGGCCTTTTGGAATAACAGTATCTCCAACTTTAACATTTTTAACTTCGTGACTAACTGCTACAACTTTAGCATGTCCATCTCTTTTACTTTCCTCTTCTTTTAACATTCTCTCAGATTTAATAATCCCAGTCTTTGTCTCTTTCTCCACTGCAGGCATCTCCACTACAATGTGGTTTCCTAAAGGTTCGTAATTAATCGTGTTTTTCATTGTTACCATTTTTTAAGTGGGCAGTGTGACTCCATTGCTCTTGTTTTAGCAATTAATGGACACCCACATTTTTTACATCTATTTTTAACATTGTGCTCACACTGAGAACAAATCTTTGCTCTTGCTTTAGCAATCTTTTCTACATGTTCATTTGGGAACACTACATTTTTCCAACCGTTAAAGATTTCACTTATCTTCGCTCCTGGAGTTCTATCATCTTTCTCAGGAAGAGAGTTAGATTTTTTTTCTGCCATTTTTATAGTATTTAAATCTATTTTTCTTTACTGTAAATATACCAAAGTGTTTTATCCGTATTGACTCAAAATCTCCTTTTTCTATTATATTTTTTAATAGTCCAAATTGAGATTTAATTATTAACTCTATTTTGAATTCACTTAAGTTATACTTCTTAGCTAATTTCTTTACTAGTTTGTCCACTCTATTTTATAAGTTATTTCTATCCCAGTATCTTTAATTGCATTTAAAATATTAGGATTTAGTTTCTTACTAATTATCATCTGCTTTTTTCTAAGCATCGTAATATGATTGTTAAACGATGCTTCAGACATCCCTATAGACTTTCTCACCATCTTTCTCACAGGTGTGGAGAATAAAAGTTTATCTATATTTTCATTGCTTTTATTCTTATACCATATAGATAAGAAATTAGAGAGTACTTCAATCTCTTTATCCTTAAGTTTTAATATAGGATTAAGAATCTGAAGATATGCTTTAAAAGATTGTGCTATACTAGCTTTTAGAGGTATTATCATCTTCAAATAAGTTTATTTCTGGAAACATGCTCTCTGCTTTAGCTTTGTCGTGCACCATTATAGATGCCTTAACATATCTAGCTACATCTAAAGCTTTCTGTCTATCCTCAACGGTTGAGTCAGTACCAAGCTCTGCTTGAGCTTTGGAATTCATATGAAGTAATTGATCAATTCTGTATCTACTCTTATACTTCACCAAACATTCTTCACACATATTACCTCTCATAGAGAGATCGTAATACTTTCTTATAGTCTTTTCAAAATCGTCCATGGGACAAATATAATAAAATTAATTATAACTTAACATATTTATAATCTCTTTTCTATAATCTGCACACTTTATAAGATGATAAGTATCATTCTTTTCATTAAACCAAACTATAAAACAATCTTTTATCTTAAGATTAGTTTCTAGTTCTATTATATATTTATATAGGGAAAGTTGGAGAGAGTATGTAGAAAATTCACACTCATCTAGGTGGGATATAGGAGCAAGCATCTTATTCTTATACTTGCTAGTGTAGTTCATTCTTTTGTTCGTTTTCCAATCAAATATAACCAAACCTTCAAAAGTCTTTGAATAGTATAGCTGGTCAACCATACCACATATCCCAAGCATGCGAGACCCAACGCAGAGCTCAGAGCGAATAGGTATAAGATTATTTTTCGATTCTTCATAAAATTTTAAAAAATGGGATTCAATTTTGTTATACGCCTTCATATCTATATCGAAGTCATATATTATATTAGGGAGAACTTTATTATTAATGTAATTTTCAGCGAATGCATGAAACTTACTACCTTTATTGCATGCGCGCAAACTAATCGAATCCCATTTATCTAAAATCTCTTGTAATTCTTTATTCTCTTTCTGTGCGGTTTTCGCTGCCCAAAAGTCTCTTTCAAATGGTTTTTTAAATTTTCCTATAAATGTAGTTACTGACGTTGCAGGCTTACCATCTATAGTATAAGTG